CGGAACATTTTAATACTTTTGGGTGTTTTAATGTTAGACCCATTGATGTTGAGGTTCTACTCGGCATTATTCAGTTGTATTTACATCATGTTCTTTGTATAAAAGAACGAAACCTGATGTTAAACCTATTCCTGTTATTCTTGTAAAGAGAGTTGTTCCTGCCGGTACTGATAAAGTGTTAGCAACAGTTTGTGCTCCTGCCGATATTGTTACCGTACTACTAAAAGCAATAGAACTTAACACACTATCTATTGGAAAGTGGGCGCAATACCAATCTCCCCCTGTTAAAATACCTTCTCCTGCTTTTAATACTTGGACATCTCCTTTCCCTAGTCCCTCTCGTAATAATGTATTATTGTCATCTTGTAAACTCATAATTTTTTCTTTTTATTTAACATATATGTAATTTGTTCCGCTTGGTTCTGGGTGGTCTATGTATTGTACTTCACTGTCATCTCCATCTGCATTATTCCTTTCTGATATTAACATCTTTCCCTCCTCAACTAATACAGGACAACTTGCTGGGTTGATACCCTCTCCATAACCACCACAACCACCACACGCTTCATACCCACTTCCCTCTAATTCTTTATCTGACCAACAATAATTACAATTTTCATCTAATGGTAAATCGCAACAATCACATTGTTCTGATTGTGTTTGTATAACAGTTGTCGGTGCATTGTTTGTGCCATTATAGACAACCTCATATACCCAATAATACCAATAACCTGCTGGTCTTAAATTTACTTTACTATACAATCCTAATGTAGTAAAATCATTTGCCAGATTAGTCCATTCAAAATATACTTTCGTGTGTCTTCTATTTACTTCTTGGAAAAAAGGGTCGGTAGTTAATAAATATGGATAAGCATAAACAATCTTATCATCCATATCATTTTGAAATTTGAATAAGTATCTTATCTTATCAGTAGTAACAGAGGTATCAACCCTCTTTTCTTCCGTTGTTACCCAAAAAGGAAACTTCTCTCCATTCAAACCCACCATTGCGTGTATCATACTAATATATGGGAGAACTTTCTAAATATCCTTTTTCTCGGACTTCTTTTTTACTTTTTCAAATAAATGATTTTGACCTGCTTCTAATAACTCTTCCTTTTGTCGTTTAGTTAAGTCATTTAGATGATAAACGATACCACTTAACACCACTCTTGAATTTTTGTATTCTTCTTTTATTGTCATATTATTTTTTTTAGAAAAAAAAGGGTGACCCAATCGCCACCCCTCTTTATCATCATGAAAACTCTATCCTACTAACATTGTCCAAATGTACCTGGAGTAACAGTCACTGCTGCTGCAGCCATAGTAACAGAACCTACTGTACTTGGTTCTTGTTCCATACCTTTGAATGCCATTTCCATACCTACATAATCTCCAAATGCAGTACCACTTTGTATATTAGAACTCTCTAACATCATTCCGTTTTGTTCTCCTAAACATATTACAGTATTGTTACCTGATGCGTCTAAAAGATTTAACTCAACGAAAATGATACTTCTTGCCTGTCCTAAAAGTCTTAACTCATTACGAGCAGAAGCACATAACTTATGTAATTTCAAAGTTACATTCGGCTCATAAAAAATCGTACCATTGGAACGACTTTGAGCAACTGTTTCTGTATAAGTTGCGTTACCCATCGGAATTTCATATCTAAATACTGTTCCTGTTACTGCTGAAAACGCTCCTGCTGCTGAAGTTACGACTACTGTGTTGGATGCTGCTGTATCATAGTTACCAATGTAAATAGCGTTTACACCACCTACATTATCTCTACAACCTAATGCAAAACCTCTTGTTAAATCACATGCCATATTCTTACTTTTTTTAAGTTAATTACTATTATTGATATAAAACTACATCAGTATCAATTCCAACTTGAGTAGCACCTGAAAATTTAACAACCACTCTAATGTTATCAGAACCATCTAATTCAGACATATCAAGAATTTTTATCTGTGTTTGGTCAGAAACTAAATCAGTACCAAAGTAAAGATTTTTAGGTTGTGCAATTACCGCTACATCATCTTGTAAACCAGGACAAACTGCAATCTTAATTCCCTCAAAGTATGCAGTATAAACACCTGCCTCATTCATAGAACCCATACCAAACCAGTTGTTTCCGTTTGTAGATTGTGATTGAACATACATTCTAAACGCTGCAGTATTCATATACATTTGTAAGTCCTCTTGTCCGTATATTGCTGCAGGAACCGCATCAACTGCACCTCTTAAAGAAGCCACGATAGTCGCTGCTGTAAAAGCACCAGTACCACCATTTGCAGGTGCTAAAGAGTTTAATGTTCCGTTACCAGAAGCGTGTGTAAAACCTGTAAATGTATCAGGGTTAACACCATTGTTTCCGTCCCATATATTTGTTTCAATATAAGCGGCAATTACTTCCCCTATTCTACTCATAAGGTAAGTATTAAAGTCCGTTCCAAAACCATTGTTCCAAGCACCACTAGCCATTTGTTGTGCTTGCCAATCTGATAACATTGTAGTCTTACAGAATTGCGTATTGATTTGAAATAATTTTGGTTCAATTATTCTCTCATCAGTTGAGAAACCACCAGCATTGGTGAAGTCACAATTTTGAGCCTTTACTAAACCACTTTCAGTTACAGTATTGATTACCTTTTTGTGTTTGATATTTTCAATTACTGTTAAAAAGTCCATTGACTTACTAGCGTGAAGTGCAGCCCCTATATAGACACCGGCATGTTCACCTGAATAAGTTGTGTTGTTAATTGTTAAAGCCATATTATTCTTTTTTTAATTTAAGTTTTTACTAGTTTTCTATTTGTCCTAACATATATTGAATACGCTCTGTTGTAGATAATTGTTTGAACTCTACTTTAGATAATTTCTTTCTAGTAGCACTAGCAAATTTGCTTGATGATACTGGTTTAGAAGCAGGTCGTTTACCTAACTTTTTCAACTTTCTTTTTAAGAAATTAACTTCACTTTCTAATTTAGAGTACTTTCTCTTTTTCGTTCTTTTCAAATCTTTTACACCTGGAGCGCGTTTTTCTCTGTCTAACTCTTTATCGTGGTCTGATGTTAATTCCTCTCCCTCTGCAACTGCTTCAGCCTTTTCAACGATTACTGCAACCGCTACCTCTGCTGCTGCTTCGGCAATCTCTGGAGTAACTTCTTCTGGTGTTTCAGCGTTTATAGCCTCAGCCACTTCTGCAGTTACTTCTGCAATTACATCAACAACCTCATCTGCAGATACTTCATCCTCTGCCGGTGCTTCTTCCTCTGCTGCTTCAACTTCTTCTTCACTTTCTTCCTCATCTCCACCACCTACTTCTGCTACAATACCCTCTTCGGTTACGGAAAAGGTAACTCCGTCCTCGGTTTCATAATCTCCAACCGGTAAAGGCATTTGACTTCCATCCTCTGCCAATATACTTACATCTGCGCCTGCAGATAATTCTTCACCTGATGAAACAATAACTGTTCCGTCTGTGAGAGTTCCCTGGTATGCTAATTCTGTTTCAATACCTAGGGCGATTCTGATTTTCTTTTTCAAATCCATTTTTGTTTTCTTTTTTTTATTAAAATTAAGTTATCTATAAATCTCTCCATTGGAATTCTACCCTCATTGCGTCTAGTATATATTGACACTCATCAAATAGTTCTTGATAAAATACTTTATGGTATTCCCATTCATCAGGTAAAATATCTTCTTTAGGTATTCCAATCTCTGCTGCTTTCTCCTCTATATCGAATTCCATATCACTCAAGTTAGTAAGGTGGTCTTCCAAGTCTGTTTCTAATTTTTTATATATTTGTGCTTGTTGCCAGAGGTATCCCATATTATCTACCATATCATTTACAGTACGAGCGTCCTCTCTTAAAGTACTTGTCCCCTCAAAGTTTTTATCTCTTAAGACTAATGCGTCATCTACTAAAGTTAAATGTACTTTGTTATGTTTAAGGGCAAAGTTCTTTTTCCTTTTGTTAATGTCTTTAATTATAGTAGTCATATGTATATATGGTCTTAATTTGTTTTTATTTGATTTTCAATTCCACTTTTTTTAAGAATAGCCCAAATCTCCTTAAGAATAGTATCTGTAGTGCTTTCTTGTTTACTCATTGTTTCCATCTTATCCACGAATACTCCCTCAATAGAAAGTCCCTTAACACCCCCCTTTTTGATGTCTTTCCATACATCCTCGTTATCAACTTTCATACTCACAAACCAAGTCCCATCTGGTAAATCATATCCATAGTGTTTTGACTTGTCTTGGTCTCCTACCTTAACCCAACTCTCAACTGTTGTGATACCCTCTAAATCTGATTGGTGTTCATAGGTCATTTTGTGGTGGTTATTGTGTTTCAAATACAACTCACTTGCTTTCTTAACTGTATCAGTAGAAAAGTAAACATAGTAATCTGTATCGGTATCAGCGTCATACCTATATATCTGTTTATTAGGTATTAGGGCAGGACTAACCAAAACTCTCTTGTCCTCATCTGCTTTTGCGAATGTTAAATTGAACCCTTTCTTGTTAAAATAGACAAAATCTTGTTCTATTGCAGGGTCAGTTACCAAACTAATTGCGTCTATTGCTAACTCTTGGTGTTCATCATCAATAATTAACTCAACTATAGGTGTTGTTTTTTTAATTTTTTTCTTTGCCATAATTTTAATTTTTACATTTCGGCTCTATCTCGTATATCGCCTAATTTCTTTTGACTATCTGTTACATCATCAGTTACAACATATGCCCTAACTGGTTCGTCTTCATCATCAGGTATAGTCCCACTAAATTCTAATGTATCTAAACCTGTTACTGTTGGGGTCGGTGCTTCCGGTGTATCTACTCCACCACCTCCAGTATCTTTAGTTCCTTTTTCCGTAGAAGTTATACTTTTTAC